TCAGCTTTACCTTGACTATCATCAGCGTATGTCATTTCTAACATTAATAATTCTTGTTCTTCATCAGGGCTTAATATGCCTTGTTTTTGTTTGTTTATTAAAAAAGAATATCTAGATCCTACTGATCCACCGCTGGCCATACCAGATCTAGCTTGTCTTAAAAAAGATGCAAAATCCATTGGTTGTAATCCTTGTTCTTCCATTTCAAAAACATATTGCTCATACATTTCTTCTATATCATCTTTGTATCCTGATGCTACTTGTGTTCCTTTTATACCTTGTTCTTTACGTCCTTGAAGTAATTCTAAAAATTCATCAAATTCCATTTCCATGGGAATAGTTCCTTTTTTTTTATAATCTAAAAACATTTCAAAAGTTTCACCCATTGCATCATCGTAACCATAAGATGCTTGTTCACCATACTCAACGCCTTGATCTCTCATTAAATCCATAATACCTAAATCGTCTGTTTGTTCTTCTATTTCTACTTCACCACCTCTAGCAAATCTTTTAAACTCTGTTGGTTCCATTTCTCCAAAACTTCTACCATATGCTTTTTGAACACCATCCATTGCTGCCATTAAACCACTAGATAAATCAGAAGAACGTTCACTTTTTGGTATGTTAATATTAAATGTTGTACTTTTTTTATTACCTTCTTCATCTTCATCATCCTCTACTTTAACAATTTCAGTTTTTTTCTTTGGTTTTCTTTTAAACATAGCCGGCATTACATCATTTATCGATCTTGCATTAGCTAAAGCTTCAGCCCTACCCATATCAAATCCACCATTTCTATAACCTATTCTGCCACCATCTGCGTAACCATATGTATCTAACATAGTATTAACATAATCATCATCATAACCAGCATTTTTATAGATACCAAAAATTGCATTTCTTCTATCTACTTTACTAGCTACACCTTGTTCTAATAAATTTTTATTATACTGATCTATTTCATCTTGTCTAATTTCTGCAAACTTTGCAGATTGATCTAATGCTGTTTGTGCACCTATTGTTTTTAAGGCACCTAAATTTCTTACAGCAGCGTCTCCTTTGCCTGCCATGTTAGCTAATTTTTCTGTAAAACTTAAAGCAGTTCCAGCATCCTTAACAGGTGCAAATTTTGTAGCAACTTGTCCTAACCCACCTGATATTGCTCCAGGAGCTGCTGCTAAAATTCCTGCTCTTAATGGATTACCTTGTTCATCTGTAGCTGCAGATGTTGCTGCTGCTATTAATCCTCTTTGTGCTAATGCTGTTCCCAGTCCACTACCAAATGCTTTACCTGCTATTCCAGGTCCAAAACCTGCTGCAATATAAGGTAAGAACGGCCTAATCTCTTTAGGTATAATCTTCTTTGCTATTTTACGAACTGGTCTGAATACTTTTTTAAAAAATCCCATAATTTTTATTGTGTTATATAAGTGAAATGCAAGATGGCTACTCTTGATTTAAGCCAGTATCTTTCATTTTACTTGTTTTTTTACCTCTAGTCAATCTAGAATATATTACTACCTGCTCCTAAATTTATCTCTTCTACGGTTAATTTAACGTCTCTTCTTATGTGTTCTGCTTTAGTAGCTGTATCTGTATTTTGTACATCTGCTAATGCTTCTGCATCCGACATATACTCTTGACCTGTTTCCATGTTAGTTAAAGTAACTTCACATTTAGGTGTAATTACAGGTACTTTTTTACCATTAATTACTTCGTATCTAACTGAAGCTTCTGTCTCTACAAATGACATTATCTGTCCTCCCTATTAATTTCTAGTATTGATGCAACCACGTGCAATCTATTTGCATCTGCAGCGGTTACTTGTAATGTTTCACTCTCTTGCATAATTAAAGGCTCATTTAATAATTGTTCTGTAGCATTACCTGCTATAGCTTTATTTTTAAATATAGTAAATTTATCAGCTGATGCTGGATCTCCATTAAATAAGTCAACTGTTATGTCACTACCATTATTAGTATCATCACAAACTAAAATAGATTTTATAATAGCTCTAGAGTTTGAAGGTACAGCATACAAAGTTGTAACTGTATTGGTTGTTAAATCTTGTTTTTGATTTTTATATATATTTGCCATTTATCCTAATCCAAAAAAGGTATATCTTTCAGAGTCTTCTTTTAATTGTGTTAAGTATGTAGAGTTTAACTGTTCAATAATTGTGGTTAACGCTCTGTTAATTTGTCTTTGGTTGTCCTCACTATATTCTTTTTTAGGTTCAGGTAATCTTACTACTACTTTAGTCATTATCTTCTTCCATCTGGTTGTAGATCAGCTTGGAATGTACCAAATCTCCAAGATTGTCCTGATCCTGTATTTTCAATTTTAAGCGCAGCATATCTACCACGAGCTCGTGTATCTACTTTAGTCGTACTTGCAGTAATTGTAAAGGGGCTTAAAGCTGTATTTGTATTAGGATCTGCAGGATAATCAGCTACTGAAATAGTAATTTGTGCATCTCCTACTAAATTTTTAAAGTTAGGTAAAAATCTTCTCATAGCTAAAAAGTATTCTCCAATACCTTGATCGGTCTGTAAAGCAAAGTCATAAGATTGTGCAAAAGAAGTTAACACTGTTGTACTTCCATTTGGATTAATTTGATCTGTTCCTACTTCATGTTCAAACAATACGCTTTGACCTAATCCTGTTTCACCTATGATTGTAGGGAAAGTTCCAGTATTAGAATTATTAAAAGCTGTAGCATATGGTCTTGGATAAACTAATGAATCAATCCAAGCTGTTCTAATTGAATTTGTATTTGTACCTGTGTACCAATTACCCATAGGAACGGGTTGAGTTGTTTGACCGTAGTTGTAAACTACATATCTATCATTAAAATCAGATCCTGTTGTAGGATACCACCAAACAACTTCTGTAAATAAATTATTAATACCTGCATTAATTTGTTGACCTTTAGTTGTATCAATATCATCAAATACATAATCTTCAACAGAACAAGGTAAAGTATTAACTGTACCATCAAACGAGAAGAAACCATTATTACCCATCCAATACGCAACACCATCAATTTCAATTGCAGCGTTCTGTCCTATTAATCCACAGTTAGTACCAACTTGTTCAAAGCCAAATGTAAAAGGTGCACCTACAAATTTCATTGTGTATAATGCATTGTCAGTCCATACTAGAATATTTTCTTTTGCAACTAAAGCTCCTACAATTTTTGTACCATCTTGTAATCTTTGTGAACCTGCTGTGTTAACGGCTTCTATGGTATACTCATTAATACTTTCATCAGCAGAAAATCTAATAAACATATCATCTTGTGTACTTGGATCTCCGATAGTTATTTCAGTTCCAAAATGAATTAAGTGTCTTGTTGTTGGTGAAATTAAAGTTGTTCGTGTTGCAGTTGGATTATTTGTAGTTAAAAAAGTAGTTGTAGTTGTTGATGCTCTTGTTGTAAATCTAGCCGCGATCCCTGCATTCCAAGTAAATGTTTTACCATTTAATATTGTTGCTACAAGAACTTGTCCAAAAGAATTAAGTGACCAAAGGCCTGGTTCTAATGTAACCGTTGATGCTTCAACGGCACTACCAAATCCTGTAAAATTAGTTGCATTTTGAACAACAGTGTTGGTACTGTGAGCTTGACCATTTGATGTGCCAGGAGTTGCTGTTCCATTTGTGCCTCTAGTGATACCTAAAAATTGTGTAGAATTTTTTGATGTATAGGTAATTAATTCATTGGCTATTGCAATTGTACCGGCAGCTGGAAAATCAGTAGTTGAATCTACAGTAACAGCGGTCCCCGATCCACCTGTACCAGCAGTATCTGCGTTTAGTGATCCATTTAATTCTGTTTGTACAACACCGGTAATTGTTCCACCATAGTTACCAATACCAAAACCATAACCATAAGATTGTTCTGCTGGACCAACGGGCTCGTAAGGTTTTAAAGTAATACTACCACCTGTTGCAACAGTTCCTGTTGCGTTTGAACTTTGTGTAATTGTAAAAGTTGTTGGAGTTGGAACGCTAATAACTTGAAACTTCTTATCTTCAAAATCTGATGCTGCATAACCTGTACCGCCTGGTAAAGTTACACTATCAAATAAAACTATATTACCTACATTTATTCCATGTGCTGATGAAGTTGTAATAGTGCAAGTTGCTGAAGTGTCTACTGTTGCAATCGTTGCACCAGTAATATCAGTTTTTAAAGGTGTAATGTCAAAAAGTTGTCCTTCAAAATAAACTAATAAAAATTTATCTGTACCTAATGCTACATATCTATTGCCTTCTAAATCTACAAAAGCAAATTGTTTTCTAACTACACCTACAATAGTATCTTCAAGTAAAGACTGCCAACCACCAACTTTTTCTGGTAATCCATATCTAAATCTAACATTATCTGAATCAACCCAACGACCTACCGCACCAACAGTAGTATCCTGTTTGTCAATTCCTGGCGCAAATTTAATTTGTTGAAGAGCCATATTTTAGCTCCTATGCTGTGTTTGTTTTATAAGCCCAACCTCTAGTAGAGTCTACATAAACTAAAGTAATAGATTGACCGTTTGTAGTTAATGTAAGATTACTAGTACCTGTATTAATAGGTTGACCATTTCTATCTACTATTAAATTATTAGATCCAAAAGTTCCTCTTGTATCTATAATACTAACTTCATCGCCTACAGCTGGAGAAGCAGGTAAAGTTATTGTAATTGGATTAGTTGTTGTATTTGCAAAAATCTGTGCTCCTGCAACTGTTGTATAAGGAGAATTAGAATCAGTTATAGTTGCATAACCTTTTTCAATAATTTTTGTTGTTGTGTTTGTACCATCAGAAACACAAAGTAAAGTTGCTCCTGGAGGTACAGGTTGAGATGTACCACTTGCTGTTAAAACACTTAAAGTTCTATTTGATGTTCCTCTAACTGTTTCATCACTTATAATCCAAACTCTTTCAGAACCAGCTGGCATTGTTAAAGTTCTATCACCACCTAAAGTTCCAGATAGTTTTAAATAAATATTTTTACCGTTTGATGTTGCACCATCTGTTAAATCTAAAGTTATACTAGCTCCAGCCATATCAATATCTATATAACCACTAGCGCTTTGTTCTAATATTTGTAAATTTGTATTTGTTATAGTACCCCAAAGACCAGCTTTTTCACCGGTTGCTACTATTTCTAATTTAAGATCTGATGAGTATGTTGATGCCATAATTTTAACTTGGATCTATTGGTGTCCAAACCATATTTGCTCCTGGTATAATTTCATTCCACGTAATTACACCTACGTCGTTAGTACTTAATGTCAAACCAGCTCCAGTTGGATTTACTAAAGCAGTTCCTGTTACTGTAACATTTCCAGTTGCTAACGTCAATGCGTTTCCTGTAGGTGAAACATTAGCATCTGCCGTTACTGTAAATGCGCCTAAACCTAGCGATGTAGGATTACCTGTAACGGTAAAATTAGCATCTCCTGTAATGGTTAAAGTTCCAAGACCTAATGTTACTCTATTTGGATCTGGATCTTGAACAACGGAATCCGCTATAACACCTACACTACCAATTGAAATATTTAATGCGTTACCAGTAGTTGATACTAGTACATCAGAATCTGGTCCTGATGTAGCGAACGGTAATGTTGATATTGCGTCAAATCCTAAACTCATAAATAATCCTTAAAAGGAGGCTGTAGGTATGGTGGAGTACAGCCCCCATTTAAAGATTATATTACTTTTTAAAGCAACTTGGAAGTCCTAAATGCGGTCTTCCATCATTTACATTAGAGGTTTTATATTCAGAATTTTGATCGTTATAGTGTAGAAATACTTGACAACAATCATTGCCTTGAAATTCTTCTCTCCAGTGTTCTAGTTCGATACCTCTATAAACCAACATATCACCGGGTTTTAGGTTTACTCTAACACCTTTGTTATTACTACTCGCAGTTATACCTTTTTTACCGCCCATCTGTTCTGGCTTACCTACATTCTTTTTAGGTTCTAAATATATTGGCCAAGGATCACCACCTAAATTTACTGTAGTAGATATTTCACAACTTGGTCTATCTTTGTGTCTTTCTAAAATATCTCCAGTTTTATATATTCTAGCATATGAATAAGTTGGATTTAATTTAAGTCCTGTTTTATTTTCCATTACAGGTAAAGTCCTCATCAATAAAGTTTCCATAGCTAAATCTGCGTAATGAGAATATGTATTTGGAACTTGTTCATCTTTCCACGTTCCCCATTCCTCTGTAAATTGAGAGATATACCTTTGATCGAAAAAAGTTCTAGCAACAGTTCTTTTAAGTAAAAAGTAATTGTAACAAAATCCTGCTATTTCTTTGGGTACAGCTCCTTTGATAACTATATATTTATTTTTTTTAAAGCTCATTTAATACTCTTTTCTTTTGATATTGCTGTTTCAACAACTTTTATATTCCAATGTACAAATCTAAATGGTTCTAATCCTGCATCCACTGCAAACTCGTGAGGAACATAACCTGGAAAAATAATCATTGTTCCTGGTTTAGGTTTGTAATGTATTTGATTAGTTCCCATTGTAATCTGTTCTTGATTTTTTAACGGTAACTTTGTCATCTCTGCACCAGGTCTTGGTTCGTGAAAGATAGGATAAGATGTTTTTTCACTACACTTTAAAAAGTAAAATCCTGATACGTGTTGATTCCAATGTTGATGTGTAGAATGATGGCCACCACCTTTTTCACTAAACTCCTGTACCCAAAATTCTGTAAAGTGTAAGCTATGATTTTGTAAATTAAATCCTTGCCAATCTAAAAACTCATAGGATCGTTGACCTATAAACTCTACTAAATCTTTTGCTTTAGGGTCTTGTGAAAAACTTTCACTATGTTTAGATAAACCAAATGTGCCTATATCTTTTTTCCATTTAGGTTCGTTTTTTAATTTATCTTTAAGAAGTTTATCAGCTTTTTTAATATATTTATCTGTTAGTTTAATTGTATTTTTAAGAAACATCGGTGCTTCTGCAATCCATACTGGTGTTTGAAAATAAAACGCAGATTTAAAATCTACGTGTCCTTTTGGTTTTTGTGGTGTACTACTGCCACCTTGTTTTATATCATTCATATTATTTAAATGGATAACCTAGATTCCATATCACTAGACTATTCCTTTCTCCTTTAGTTACGGGTTTAACTCTATGCCATACAAACGAAGGAAACACAACCAAAGAGCCTTTTGGTAATATTTCAGTACACGCTCTAATGTTAGGTTTTTTATCAGGATCTAAATTCCTAAAGTCAAACTCTAACTCTCCACCTTTGTATTCTTTTGGATCTGTTAACGTTACGGTTACAGATAATTTTCTAATCTTTCCTTTTGTTGGACCTTCTTCCATATAAGGTTTATCCCAACTATCACAGTGCCAATCATAGTATTGGCCTTTTTTATAAATAGTAAATTGACAAGCTTCTGAAAAATCCCATTCAAAGTTCCAACCTGCATTTTTATTTGCCATATGAACATAAGGTTGAATCTCTTTATATATCCAACGATCACTCATCCAGACTATGTTTGAATCTCTTTTCTTTTGTAAATCTTTTATTTCGTCTTTAGTAAGAGGTTGTTTAGTTAAATTTCTATCTCTACCAAAGCCGCCTGTAATAGCCATAATCTCTCTTTCTTTTTCTGACTTACCATACTTAACAATAAGATCACATATTCTTGGTGGTATTGCAGATTCAAAATACCAATAGTAATTAGATATATTCATAGTTAATTGTTAAAATTATATTTAAACCGGTAGAAGTATTAGGTGAGAAAGAATATTTATTAGTAGCAGGGAACATTATAAAGTGATTATCTTTTATAGGTAAGTGCCACGTTCTATTTTTTCTTCTGTTATCATCATATTCAATAATACATTCTGAAGAACCTTCTTTAACATCAACACCATAAATTAATGTATAGTCTGGTGAATTACGTAAATCAACAGGATCAACTTGACCTCTTGTCCAAGACTTTTCTTTAGGATGCATAACATTGCCGTGCATAGTTTTAGTCACTAAAGTTTTACCA